TGCAAACGCAGATGTGGCTACTAAAGTACAACCTTCAATGGCACCAAAACAGGGCGGAGAAGCAGGCGGAGAAAGTTTAGAAGCACAAAATAATTACATTACAAACTTATATGATCCGTCATCATTTGCTACTGCTAAGATAACAATTTTAGGCGATCCTGACTATTTAATGCAAACCTCCGCATCAACTATAGCATCTGTATACAGCAAATTTAATGGTATAGATGGATTTACTATAAACCCAAATGGCGGACAAACTTTTATTGAAATAAATTTTAATGAACCGGATGATTATAATCTAGATACGGGATTAATGAATATTAATGAAAAAATATTATTTTGGAAATATCCTGACTCAGTGAAAGATTTGATTAAGGGAATTGCATACATGGTTATAGATGTAACTAGTACTTTTAGCAAAGGCAAATTTGAACAACTACTTACTAGTACTATAGCTACATTTAATCCTACTAATAAAGCATCCGCTGCGGCTCGCCCCGGCGGCGGCACAGGCAAACCCGGCGAAAGTGAAATGGCACATAATGCATCACTTCCCCCAACTACTAGTATTAATTCCGCCGGCGATACTACAAACGAATCAAATGCGGAAACTAATAGACAGGCTAACCAAAATACTAATGCTACTAATATTTTATACACAGATGAATCCGGTGCGGAAACAAATAGATTAAATAGAAGTTCTAATGCAAGTGCTCCTACTGTTGATGATGGAGTGGGAATATCACCACTTACTCCGTATACGTCAATGGCTCCAGCTTCTACATTTTTAGACCCGGCACAACAGGCACAATTATCATCACTTAACTCTGTGGGAAGTATTAACAACGTAACTGATCCAAGTCAAAGAATTGTAGCAAATCAAACTATAACGGTTACAACAAAAACTGGACAGGTACAAGATGATGAAGCAGGTCCTTAAGGATAATAACTAATTTAAATATATGGCAACTGATAATTTTAAACCAAAAGGTCAAGCAAAAAACTTTAAAAACGACAGCGGCGGCGGTGTTGTTCGCAATAGCCCCATCATTGGTGTCGTAAAGAACAACATTGATCCTAACCACGGTGGTAGAATAGATGTTTACATTGCAGATTTTGGAGCACGTGATCCGAACAATAGCAAAAACTGGACAACGGTTGGATATATGAGTCCATTCTTTGGTAGTACTCTGCCAACCGGCCCCAAAGGTGAAAAAGATTATGGAAGCTATTCACAAAACCCAAGTTCTTATGGGATGTGGTTTAGTCCACCAGACATTGGTAGTAAAGTAGTTTGTATATTCATTAACGGTGACGTAAACTATGGATACTATATAGGTAGTATCATGGACGCAGAATTATTACAAATGATTCCTGCAATTGGAACTAATACAAAAAATAGTTCGGTAATATTGAATGACGGTGAATCAAAAAGTTATGGTGGTGCAACACAATTACCAGTCACTAACATAAACACAAATAATTCTAAAATTACAAATACTGCGGGATTTTTAAACGCACCAAAGCCGGTTCATAGTTATTCAGCATCTATATATTTTCAACAAGGGTTACTCAGAGATCCAGTTCGTGGACCGGTGACAAGTAGTGCATTGCGTGAATCACCTTCACGAGTTGGATGGGGAGTTAGTACTCCTGGCAGACCAATTTACCAAGGTGGATTTACTGATGAAACTATCACTAAACAAAAAGGAACAGAAAATACTGACTCCTTAAAGGTTATTGCACGTAGATCCGGTCATACATTAGTAATGGATGACGGAAGTGTAACCGGCAAAGATCAATTCATTAGACTACGAACAGCACTTGGTCATCAAATATTAATGAGTGATGATGGACAAACATTGTTCATTATTCATAGTAACGGACAAAGCTATATAGAATTAGGCAAAGAGGGTACAATTGATATGTACTCTACCAACAGTGTAAACATTAGAACACAGGGTGATTTAAATTTACATGCTGATAATAATATCAATATCAATGCTAAAAAAGATTTAAACATTGCCGCTGATAATATTAAAATAAACACAGTTAGCAATTATGATGTAAGAGTTGGAAAAAACTATAGTGGTTACACTATGGGAAAATATACTGTTAAAGTTAATGGGTCAATGAGTATGGCTACTGCCGGCGAAGGTTCTTATGCTGCCGGTCAACTAATGTATATCAATGGAGAAAAGATTAATCTAAATACCGGGGCCACTTCTAATCCCCCGGCTGAAGTACCACTGATTCCACAAGTTGCACATACTGATACATTGGGTGATAAGACTAAGGGATATGCAGCAGCTCCGGGATTATTATTATCGATTGTAAGCAGAGCACCTGCACATGCACCATGGGCAAGTGCAGGTCAAGGGGTAGATGTTAAAGTATCAACTAGTGCTAGTGCAGCATTGCCGGCTTCTCCATCAGCAGCTACTACAGCAGCAAGTAATGCAGCCTCAACAACTCCGGCACCAAACCCTGCAAGTTCTGCATCATTATCAACGGTTCCTTCATCGGGGTCGGCAAGTAAAGCACTGACACCGGCTGCAACATCTGGTTTAGTGGGAGCAGCAGCAAGTCAAGCAGCAGGTACCGCAGTGGAAGCAGTAAACACTGGTACTAGTGTTATAACTGACGCAGCTGGAAAAGTTAATGCAGCAGTTGGTACATTTGCTATGACACCTCAACAAATGGAAGCGGCCGTATTGAAGCCAGGAGCAGCAGCATTAGTTACGGGATTAGTACAAGGTGGTTCCAGTGTAGAGTCAGCAATGACTAGTAATTTATTTAAAGGTACACCAGGTGCACAAAACTTAACAGCCTTTGCTAACGACCTTAAAGCACAAGTTAGTGCTAAAGTTGTAGGTATACAAGGAGCACAAACTGCATTGACAAATATTGGAGCAATGACCGGCAACGAATCATCGGGTAGTGTGGCAGGCTTGATATCAGCCGCATCACAAGTTGGGGTTGGTCCTGCTACTGATTTTATAAAAAATTCTGTAGGAACTGCGGCAGACTTAGCAGGCAATGCTAATAAACTTTCAGCAGTAGGTGATGCAGTATCAGGTGCTATTACAGCAGGAAGTGTAGCAACAGATTTGGCAACAAAAGTTGGCGGAGGATTAAATTCCATAACTGCTGGGGTTGAAGGCATGGCTGATAAATTAGCCTCTGATGCAGGAAGTTTACTTGATAAAGCAAAAGGAGTTGCAGGCGCCGCGTTCTCTGCTATTACGTTATCATTTAAAGATTTCACTCCCGGGATACCTCAAAATCTAGCATCAATAGCAGAGAAAAGCGCGGCCGGCGCATCAGGATTGGGTGATATTGCTGATGCCGCTAAAGGAGTTACTGATTTAACGGGTTCGGCTGCCGCAGGTGGTAGTTCATTGATTGATAGCATAGGTAGTGCAGTAGCAGGCGGCGCAAGTGCGCTTGGAAATGCAATAACCGGAGCTGCTGGTAAAGTAGGTGATGCTATTGCAGGTACTGCCGCTGCATTCATTGGTACTGCTGCTAGCGTAGCAGGTGGAGTTAGTAACATAGCATCAAATGTAGTCAAGTCAGCAACTAGTGCATTAGGACTAAACGGGGCATCTACTATTGCTAGTGGCGTAAGTAGTTTAGCAGGTGGACAAAACGCCATTGGAGCAGTAACAAATTATATTTCTAAAAGTTCTAACATTGTTCCGGGCATTGAAGGAATTGGCACAATGGCAAAAACATTGTCAACGGCCGCTCAAACTGGATTGAATTCTAAAGACGTAATAAGCAGTACAATTTCTTCAATAACAGCAGGCGGCAATGCTAACGATTTAATTACTAAAACAACTAGCGGCGCAAATACCTTAGCTAGCGCATTAGCAGGAGGAAAAGATAAACTATCTGATCTTGCTAGCGCAGGATTGCCGCCTGGACTTGCTGCTAAATTAGCAGCAAATATGAATTCACTTAATAAGTCTGGATCTGATCCTATTATGATGCCAGCTATTGGTGAAGGAACAGTAGATAGAAGTGAAATAACTGCTTCAATTGGTGCAGTATTGGGAGATAAAAAAATAACTATGCCAAACTTCTCTGGTGAAATTTCTGCTGCTGTAACCGCGCAGGCTGATAATATTAGTTCAATCTTGGCACAGGCTGATACTTTACAAAAACAACGTGATGATCAATATACAGCCTATGCAACTGCTAGAGATGCATTATATTCTTCAATAGAGAATTTACCTGAGGGCGATCCGGCAATTCTTGCAGCAAAAGCTACTGCTGCGGTTGAATATGATAAATTAACAGCACTCTCTACGCAAATATCTGATTTGATAAACAGCGCCTAAACATAAATACATTATGCCAACATATATCGGTTATAGTTCAATAAACGGTTGTAAACCAAGATCCACTAACCTTCCCTTTGGCACAGGGGGCGGGGTAGGCTCAATGGTTAATCCCGTTATTGTTGGAAATAAGTTTCAATCAGTAGATACTGCTATTGTTGTACAGGATTTAATCAATGCATTAAACATTCAAAAGGGACAGAAAGTAGGAAATCCAGGATACGGAACTACACTTTGGACCTTTATTTTTGAACCAAATACCCCGGACACCCAATTTCAAATACAAAGGGAAATTCGTAGAGTTGCCGGATTGGACCCTAGACTGATAATAAATTCTGTGCGCCCATATCCACAAGAAAACGGAATACTAATTGAAGTTGAAATGGCTATCGCACCGTTTAATAATGCTTTTGATTTAAGTGTATTCTTCAATAACGCAACAAATCAAGCGGTATTACGTTAACCCTAAAAAACCCTAGTTCTCAGGTATGATAAATACTTAAAAGAGAATACTTATGGCTACAAGTTCAAGACAATCAGCATTATTCGGGGTAAATGACTGGAAAGCCATCTACCAAACCTTTCAACAGGCAGATTTTAGAAGTTTTGATTATGAAACATTACGCAAGACTTTTATAGATTACTTGCGTATATATTATCCTGAAACGTTTAACGATTACATTGAAAGTTCAGAATTTATTGCCCTACTTGACGTTATAGCATTTATGGGACAAGGTCTTGCCTTCCGCAACGATTTAAATGCCCGTGAAAACTTCATGGACACTGCTGAACGTAGAGATAGCGTTATCAAATTAGCTAATCTAGTAAGCTATACTCCTAAAAGAAATCTAACTTCTCAGGGTTACTTGAAAGTTACAAGTATCAAAACTACTCAAAATATTACTGACTTGAATGGGTTCAATTTAAGCAATACCCCAATTTTATGGAATGATCCTGCAAATTCATATTGGTTAGAACAATATAATACCATTATTAATGCTGCTTTGGTAAACACACAACGAGTTGGTGTGCCAGGCAATTCAGCACAGATTCTTGGAGTTAAGACAGACGAATATACTATACAAATCCCTGCAGGTAGTTTACCTGTTATCCCGTTCTCAAACAATGTTAACGGAATGAATATGAATTTTGAATTGTGTAGTGTAACTACTGTTGGTGAAGATTATGTTTATGAATTGCCACCTGCACCCACCAACAGATTCAATATGCTATATCGCAATGACAAGTTAGGGTATGGTAGTCCAAATACTGGATTTTTCTTTTACTTCAAACAGGGGTCATTACAAAACTTTGACTTTGTTTTACAAAATCAAATCTCTAATCAAGTAGTTGACATTGATATTCAAGGTATTAACAATAATGATACATGGTTATATCAGGTAAGTCAAACCAATGGATTATACGGAGTGTGGCAAAAAGTAGAAAACGTATATGCAAATGCTTATCTTCAAACAGAAAATTCTGCTAAGAAAATATTCTCAGTTGGTAGCAGATTTAATGACCAAGTAAGTTATGTATTTGGTGACGGAGTATTCAGCGAAATACCAGTTGGTAATTTTAGAGCATATGTTCGTGCAGGCAATGCATTAACATATACTATTGATCCAACACAAATGCAAGGCATTAGCGTTAATATTAATTATGTAAGTAGAGTTGGACGTGTTGAAACATTAACACTTCAGTTAGCATTACAAGTGCCTGTCTCAAACGCACAAGTTCGTGAATCACTTGCTAATATCAAACAAAGAGCACCAAGTCGTTACTATACTCAAAATCGTATGGTAAACGGGGAAGATTATAATAACTTTCCATACACATTGTATAGTTCTATTATCAAATCAAAAGCCATCAATCGCAGTAGTGTTGGTATAAGCAAGAATTTAGATTTACTAGATCCAACTGGAAAATATTCTAGTACTAACAGTTTTGCAAATGATGGCGGTGTTTACTTGAATACTAATGAAGGTAATGCATTATTAGTAGTTAATAGTACTAGTGATATTATCACATTCTTAACTGGGACACTAACTTCTATATTACAAGATAATCGTTCTTTACAATATTATCTACAAAATTATACAAGATATAATATTAATACCGCTTCAGGTGATGGTACTACTTATTGGCAAACCAAAACAGTTAATGCTAATAGCATGACTGGATATTTTTATAATTTTGTTAATGGCGGCGAAAACCCAATCCCAGTGGGAACATATTCAACATATAATGCAAAATACATAACCAAAGGTGCAATGTTAAAATTCACAGCCCCCACCGGTTATTATTTTGACGTTAACAATAGATTAGTAAATGGTGTTGCTAGCCCATCAGATGCTACATACATTTGGACTACTGTTTTAAATGTTGCAGGAGACGGATATAATAATGGTGCTGGTGGATTTGCAAATGGCACCGGACCAATAACATTAAATGCTTATATTCCAACTGGTGCAATTTTATCTGTAGTTATTCCTTCGTTTAGCAATACTTTACCAAACGCAATAATTAACGAATGTTTAACTCGTATTGAATTACAACAAGATTTCTCATTGGTTTTCAATAACTCATTAACTATCGCACAAAATAGATGGAGTGTTGAAGCATATAATGCAAATAATTATTTTGTTAATTTTAACAGTACCGGCTATAATAGATATACAGTAACATATCGTTCATTGATTTATTATTTTGGTAGTGTTGCAGATACTAGATTTACTTTTGAATCAGGTAAATTGGTTTATGATCCATTTACAGGAAAAATTCTTCAAGATTTTGTAAATGTATTAGCTACCAATACTCAACCAAGTTCTAATTATCCATTAAATAAAGCCATTGCTGCTAGTATTATTGGACAAACCGTTCAATCAGATGGGTATATAAATGATTTTGAAGTAGAAGTTGCTAGTATAGATACAAATGATAGAAGTATTATTCAGAATCCGGATTTCTTTAATGAAGTTACTGGGTATGTAACTGGCAATACTAATATTGGTATCTATGCGTTCTTTGAAGAAGTTCAAGATGCTATCAACTTAACTAGTTATCAATTAATGCCTTCGACTGATGTAGCATATCAATACCCAACTAAAACACAAATCGAAGTTGTAAAATATGAATATCCCGTAGGACAATTGTTCTATGCCTACACCGACAATGTGTTTTATATAACTGTACAAGATCCTACTATTGTTACTCCATACTATACTTTAGTTGAACAAACACAATATAGCATGAAGCCCGGTCGTCAAGGATTACAATTCCAATATCGTCATAACAGTAATAACACTACTCGTATTGATCCTGCAACAACAAATATTATTGATTTGTATGTAGTTACACAAGCATATTATACTCAGTATCAAAACTGGATACAAGACAGTACCGACACTGTACCTATGCCAATTAGACCAACTATAAATGAATTAAGCCAAAGTTATCCTAGAATACAAGATTACAAAATGTTAAGTGATAGTGCTATTTTAAATAGTGTTGTGTTTAAGCCATTATTTGGTCCTAAAGCAGCCGCCGCATTAAGAGGCACTATTAAAGTTATCAAGAATTCTAATACAAATGCTAGCGATAGTGAAATTCGTAGCGCAGTATTAGCATCCATGGATAATTATTTTAACATTAACAATTGGAATTTTGGAGATACCTTTTATTTCAGTGAATTGAGTGCATATATTCACAATCAAATAGGAGAATACGTTAGTTCTTGCGTATTAGTCCCCAATGATCCAAATATGACATTTGGTGATTTGTATGAAATTAAATGTTTACCATATGAGATATTTGTAAATGCAGCAACAGCCAATGATGTAATTGTTATTGCAGCACTTACACCCGCCGAATTACAGATAGCATAAGTAATATATAACCATAAAGAATTTTAAAGATGGCAACAAGAATTAGAACATTAAATTTCTTACCAGAGATATTTAAGACACCAACCAATAGTCAATTTTTACAGGCTACACTAGACCAGTTAGTAGCGCAACCTAATACTAAAAAGATAGAGGGTTATATTGGTAGTAAATTTGGTTATGGAATTAATGCTAATGACTATTATGTTACTGAACCAACAAAAATCAGAACAGATTATCAATTAGATCCGGGTGTTGCTTTCTTAAAAGAAAATGATACTACCGCCACAGATTTTATTAGTTATCCGGGCATCATCGACTCACTAAAATTAGAAGGATCGTTAACTGATAACAACAATAGATTATTCAATAGTCAATTCTATTCATGGGATTCATTTACTAATTTAGATAAGATTATTAACTTTAACCAATATTATTGGTTGGCAACTGGACCCGAACGTGTAGTTGTTGCTACTGATATTGTATATAATGCGGCAGCATACGTAGTTCAAAGTTTACCAAACGAATATTTAATATCTTCAGAAACTCTTACTACTCCTAGTTCTAATCCATCATTAACATTGCTAAGGGGCGGTACATATACATTCACTGTTAATCAGAATACTCAGTTCTGGATACAAGGTGAGCCAGGTGTTACTGGATATAGTCCAACTCAACGCAATGTACAAACTCGTGACGTATACGGTGTTGATAATAACGGTGCCGAAAATGGCATAGTAACTTTTACTGTCCCGCAAAAAGATGCACTTAATGAATATAATTTCCCAGTTGGACCTACAATAGGAGTAGTATCCACGTTGCCATTTAGCCAAGTCAACGGAGCATTTGTAAACACCATTGGTGGAATTGATGGAGTTACTGCATTAGATGGATTAACTGTGATGTTTTACAACACCGGTGAACCCGATGAAGTAGCGTATGTGAATCAATTTTATGATCAAACTACGTATGATCAAAATGGGGGAGTAGCTTATGACGCCTCGGTTGATTATCCAGGTTCATCAATATTTAATTACAATTATGAAGGTGGGTATTACACTACAGTAAATCAAAATTTTTATACAATAACTTTATTAGGTGATCAATCTAATCCACAAATTCAATTGACTCCGTCTGGTCCTATACCTAATAGTCAATCAATCATTCCACTATTTGGGGATGAATATTCTAATAGAGGTTTCTATAGAAACGCAATTGGAACTATATCTCTAATACCTTATAATAGTGCCATCCTAGATAGATTATATTATCAAGACGGCTCTAACCCAAACAAAGTTGGTATATTAAAGATTGTAGATAGTAATGTCACTAATACGTTAAACATATTAACACAAATTTTAGGCAAGAAAAGTTATACTGCGCCAAATGGGGTTGTGTTTACTAATGGATTAAAAGTTTTATTTCAGGGTGATATATACCCAGAAAGTTATGGCAATCAAGAATATTATGTTGAGGGAGTGGGCACTGCTATTGAATTAGTTCCGGTGACCACGTTGGTGACACCGGGTTTATTCTCAGAAGGCACATATATTCCTTATGATACATTAGCATATGATGTTGGTAATTATGATTCAAGTTTGAATATCCCGGTTGAACAGGATTATATAACTATTGCTAGAAATGCAATTAATAAAAATGCCTGGTCAAGAAGTAATCGTTGGTTTCATATTGATGTGATTTTAGCTACTGCGGATTATAATAATAATCCAGCTTTAGTTACACAATTAGCTACTTTAAATAATAAAGCAAAGCGTCCTATAATAGAATTTTATCCAAACTTAAGATTATTTGATTCAGGTGTATACGGCAAGCCTCCAATTGATTTTATGGATACTCGCACTACCGATGCGTTTAGTCAAGTAGCAGGTCAAATTAATTATTATCCTGATGTTGCTGGATATACAACATATAATGCAATTATTGCACCGGTGACCGGCGCAATTACTACTAAAACTGCAACAGCAACTACTGCTATTTCAAATGAAATAACGTTAAACAATGCCACTGGTGTTCATATTAATGATACTATTGTATTTGGCGGAACTGTATTTGGTGGAATTGTTTCTGGAACAACTTATTATATTACCAACATCGTTGGTAATAATGTTACAATATCAACTGAGAAGTTAGGAACTAATATTTCACTAACAACTAGTAGTGGAACAATGACCACTAGTATATATCCATATAGCACAACAATTACAATTCCTACTGACGATGTATCTGGTATTTTTGAAGTTGGACAGTATATAGCCGACTCTACAAATTTATTACCACTAATCACTTTTGTCACTGATGTTACTGTTGTTGGCACTGACACTATAATAACAGTCTCGTGGTATAATCAATCAATTATAACAGCAACCTCAGTAGCATCAGTAGTTACGGCTGATACTCCATTATCAAACTATTCATTATTTAATGGTTCAAGAATAGTTTTTGCAGGAGATACTAACTTAGAAGTTAGAAACAAAATATATGTTTCGCATTTTTCTACAATTACAGGTTCTTCAACACCAATTATTACTCTCACTGAAGCTGAAGATGGCGTTGTATTAGCTGACGAACAAACTGCGGTATATCGTGGATATAACTATAAAGGTAAAGACTTTTACTTTGACGGACTTGAATGGACTGCGGGTCAACAAAAAACCAATGTAAATCAACCGCCAAAGTTTGATGTATTTGATAGTAACAATATAAGTTTTGGCAATCCTGAGTATTATTTTGGTACTTCATTTACAGGATGCACTTTATTTGCATATGGGATTGGCACAGGAGCAAATGATTCTGTTTTGGGATTCCCATTACGTTATAGTTCAGTTGATAATGTCGGTGATATAAGTTTTGATGTTACATTAAATAGTCAAACTTTTAATTATGTGGATGGCACAACTCCAATAACCGAAAGTGTTAGTGCAGGTTATATATTTAATTATATTACTAGAACAGAATATGTAAGAGAATTGGGATGGCAAACTGCGGTTTCACCGAGTGTGCAATATCAAATATTTGAATTTGATTGGGTTATATTAAATCCAACTAATGATTTTGTTTGTGATATTCCGGCAACATATAGCTTAACTAATAATTGGCCACTGGTTCAAGTATATATTAATAATACATACTTGCCACCTACTGATTATTCTGTTGTTACAACCAACACTACAACCACAGTAACTATACCAGATGTTTCACCAGTTGATACTGTTGTGCAAATTTTAATATTAAGTGATGAAGTAAGCGCAACCGCATATTATGAAACTCCGATTAATTTAAATAATAATCCATTCAATTCAGATATTACTACAGCCAACATAGGTGATATTCGCGGCCAATATCAAAGTATCTTCTTTAATAATCCTGACACAACAGGAGAAGTATTTGGCCCTAACAATTATCGTGATTTAGGTAATTTGGTTCCATGGGGTAATAGAATTATTCAGAATAGTGCCTCATTGGTATTGCCGGGCACATTCTTACGTAAACAAAATCATAATTTGTTTAATTCAATATTATATAATAGCAGGCAGTATATTACTTTTAAAAATCTATTAATAGATACCGTTAATACTACTGATTATAATTATTATATGACTGCTTCAGTTATGCTTGATGATGCATTAGATAAAATGAATGCCCCACGAACTGACAGTGATTCATTTTTCTGGAGTGATATGTTGCCACAGAAGGCACCATATATTACCAATACATATAGTTTTGCAAACTCATTAGATATTAGTATCTACCCATTAAGTAGAATTTATAATTATGCTGCTGCAAATTATTATGGAGTATTAGTATATTTGATTCGCAATGGAGTACAAACACAATTAATTAAAGGTGTTGATTACACTATAAGTTCCGATGCACCATCATTAACTGTAACCAAAGATTTGTTACAAAATGATCAAATTATCATTAATGAATATAATCAAACATATGGAAGTTTTGCACCAAATACTCCAACTAAGTTGGGACTATATCCTGCAACTATCCCTAACGTAACATTAGACACAGCATATTTTATACCTACATATTTTATAGTTGGACATGACGGATCATATAATAAATTGTATGGAGAATACGATCCTGCTACCAATACACTAACTGATTTTAGAGATCAAGTATTATTTGAGTATGAAACTCGTGTTTATAATAATTTAAAACTAAGCAATACTATTCCAGTAGAAGAATATGAAGTATTGCCGGGCTTCTTTAGAAACACAGGATATTCATATGCAGAATTCTTACAAATTTATAGCGAATCATTTTTAAATTGGGTTGGACAGAACAGAGTTAATTATCAAACACAAGTATACAATGCAAATGGAGAATATACTTATAATTATACCAACAGCGGAAATAGAATAAACAATGAACCAATTGAACAGGGTTATTTTAGAGGGTTGTATATATTCTATTATGATACAAGCACTCCAAATGTTACCCCATGGGAAATGATAGGTTATGCTAATCAACCCGATTGGTGGGAAACCCGTTATGGCCCAGCACCATACACAAGTGATAACTTAGTTTTATGGGGAGATTTAGCAGCAGGTGAAGATTGGGGAACAATCGATCCAATCACCGGACGCGGTGTAGTATTGCCTAGATTTGTTCGTAATGGATTATTAAATGTATTACCGGTTGATAGTAGTGGTGATTTAGTTTCTCCATTGGTTGCTATCGTTGGTAACTATGATGAAAACACCTTTAGAAATAATTGGCAAGTGGGTGATGTAGGCCCAACTGAATTTAGCTATCGTAGAAGCAGCTCATGGCCGTTTGATTTGATGCGTATATTAGCATTAACTAAGCCAGCTGAATTTTTCAACTTAGGTGTAAATGTTGATACCTACAAATACAACACTGAATTTAATCAATATCTAGTAAATGATAGAAGCCACTTAGTGGTTGCTGATATACCAATATATGGTTCAGGCACGCCTGCAACTAGTTATATCAATTGGATTGTAGATTTTGAAAAACAAGTCGGTGTAGATGCTACTACAAACATAACTACATTACTAGACAATTTAGATGTTCGTTTAATATATCGTTTAGCTGGATTTAGCGATAAAAACTTATTAAAGTTTTATGTTGAAAAGAGTTCAGCAAATAGTAATAACAGTTCATTGTTAATTCCTGACGAAAGCTATAGCGTTTTATTATATGATAACCAATCATTTGATAGAGTTGTGTATAGTGGGGTTGTAGTGCAAATTGCAACAATAGACAATGATCCTGCAAAAGGAACATGTTTTAAAATATTTGGTAATTCACAAACTAATGCGTATTTTAAAATATTGGCTCCTAGCTACGGCGGAAAAACTGAAAAAATTACGGTTGATGGTGTTAGCGTAATCATTGCGGCTACTTATAGCAATACCACTCAAGTAGTTCCATACGGAACTACATTCTATACGGTGCAAGAACTTTCACAATTCTTGGCTAGTTATGGAAAATATTTAGAAAATCAAGGTGTAAAATTTGATCAAATAGAAAACGGAATTCCGGTTAACTGGCCACAAATGATTGCTGAATTTTTATACTGGTCGCAAACAGGATGGGAAGTTGGAAGTATTACTACATTAAATCCTTCTGCTAATACATTTACAATAGATAAAGATAGTTATATAGTTCAGCCGTTGACATTAAGACAATTGAATTTTGTATTGAATCAAAACTTGTATCCAATTCAATCAGTTGATTTATGTATAGAACGTGAAGGTACAGTATTTTCTGCTACCCCATTAAATCAAGGTGACACAATTGCATATGGTCAATTCAATATCAGTAATATTGAACACGGAGTTGTGTTTGATAATGTAACATTGTTTAATGATATTATCTATAACTTAGTTACCGGGTTACGTCAAAATAGAATTTATGTTCGAGGAACAAAAACTGCTGATTGGAACGGCACTATGGATGCTTATGGATTCATACTCAACCAAGACAACATTGCTGAATGGACCAAAGAAATAAAATATACTAAAGGTTCAATTGTAAAATACAAAAACAAATATTGGACAGCATTAGCAATTATTCAGGCAAAAGAAATATTTGATGAGCGTGACTGGAGAAGAACTGATTATAACGAAATACAAAAAGGATTATTACCTAATAGTCAAACACGTTCATACGAAAGCACCTTATATTATGACACAAACAATGCTAATTTAGAAAATGATGCTGATTTATTAAGTTTCAGTTTAATTGGATATCGCCCAAGAGATTACATGGCTTTGGCTGACCTTACCGACATTACACAAATTAATGTTTATCAAAATATGATTAAGGATAAGGGTACACTAAATGCTGCTAGCGCATTTAAAGGCGCAACATTAGCACAGGGCGGTATTGACTATGATCTTTATGAAAATTGGGCAATCAAATCAGGTGAGTTTGGTGGAACATTAAATGATAATTTTATTGAATTCCAGTTAAAGCAAAGTGAATTGACAGGCAACCCATCTATAGTTGGGTTAACTAATGGAGTACCTAATTTAGGTGTACAACAAGAAGTACCTATATACTCTATCACAAATTACGGCAGACCAATCTCTAATGTTGATGTGTTGCCAACAATAGAGCCAACTAGTCCATCTACGTTATTACCTACAGCAGGTTATGTTAATTTTAACGATGTTAAAATGGCAAGTTATTTCTATTCTGGATTATCAAGCGCAGTTAATTCAGTTGGTACCGTTATCCCAATTAACAAATACTTTGTGCGTGATTATGTTTGGGTAGCAAATTATCTATCTGAGTGGAAAGTATTTACCCCTGCAAGTTTGGGTTCAATCATCAATGCTAAAAATAATCTAAATAACACAGTTACAATTACTTTTAGTCAGGCACATAATTTAACTCGTTATGAATTATTTGCAATTGTTAACTTTGATGTTAATGTTAATAATTATTATATTGTGGCAGCGGTTGTAGATCCATTCAATGTTATTATCAATCTCTCACTAGCCACACCCATTCGCAATATTACTGGATTGGGTATTGGGTTAAGAATGCAAAATCAACGTGTAGCTACTGCCCCTGAAATTGAAAATTTACCTTTATTAGATAACGAATTTAATAAACTTAAAGTTTGGGTAGACACAAACAATGACGGTAGCTGGGCTGTATTACGTAAGAGTTTAAACTATCAATATAGTAAAGAAATATTGAATGAGAATAGTCAATCATTTGG